TTAAATCCGTTGTTCTTTTATTTTGAGCTGCTATGTTTTGTATTCTATCTTGATAAGGAGCTTGAGGGGCATTATGAGATAAATGTGCGGGTCCGTCTCTGTCAGGAGATGGGCCACGATGCGCTCCACCTTCTGGAGCTTGAGATTGAGAACTTCCAGTTCCTGCATGTCTATCTGATCCTTTATAAAATCCTATTCTTCCACCTTTTTCCCAACCTCTAGGGTCTCCTCTATAAATATTTCCTTGAAGTCTTTCTTTCCACTTCTCTATATTTTCAGGAGAAATACGCATGCTCGCCGCTATCATTTCTCTGTTTGGATTAATTCCTACGAGTTTATCTATAGTTATAGTTTCATCTTGTAACCCTGGGAAAACTTTTTCTCTTCCATACCCAGGAGCATAAGTTTTATAACCCGAACCTGGACTAACTTCTTCCTGAATTTTTGATGCTAAAAGTTCCGGTGCATCCATTCTTAACCCTTTACTTATGGCTCTAATTCCTTGGCCTACGGAAGGTTCAGCCCTCTCTAACTCTCTGATCTGGTCTTTAAGTACTCGAGCTTCTTGAGCTAAAGCAGCTAACTCTTGACCCGATGCTTCTTGCATTAATTGAATTACTTCTATAAATCTTTGTTTAAGTTTACGGGGATGGGATCCTTGCGCAAAACCAATCCTTCCACCTAAAGCTTTATGGATTCCACTACCATAAGTATCAGTCCAGTCACGAGCAATCTCTGGCTCGTTGGCCCATAAGTATCGTCTTTGTTTTTCTGATTTAAAAGGCATTACCTTCTTCCTCCAGCTTGAACATCTAACCTAAAAGTTCCTAGTTTCCAATCTTGATTAACAGCCGTATTTTCAACTTTCAAAGCCACTGATCTTGCACGAGCCCTTGTATCCTGTTTCGTGGTACTAGATGTAATATCAAAAGGACCAAGAGTTGAACTAACCTGACTTTGATTCGGATAGTCTCTTAAGTATAATGTTATACGGGTTGTTCCGGTCTGCGTCAAGAAGTCAGGGATAAATCTTCTGATTGACATGAAGTATTCACCATCTCCTCTAAACGTTACCCCTTGTTTTTGATCTTGAGTAATATCAAAATCTCCAGATTCTATATTAGAAGTAATAGCAGTAACTGCTCCACCTTTAACTTGATTATTACCAGTTTCGTGTTCATAGTAAGTTGAAATCCCTTCTGTATTACCACCCACAAAAGTGCTTTCAGTTGAGGCTTGAGTGCCATCAATATTATAATGAGTAGCATGAGGCTTACCAAAGACAGCTGAGTCTGCCCACGTTGTTCTATTTAAAGAACCTGTCGTCCAAATTCCTCGTTGGGATGATGAATCAATATAGTTATAACAAACCATTCGATTAACTACATCCGATCCTTCTGTACAATAAAACCATATGATCTCTCCAAACAAATTATTTAATCCACAATAAACTAATTGATTAGAAGTTGTATTAATATCATCATAAACATAGTCCTCGACTAAACAATCCATTGATTCTAATTTACCAGAATATCTAAAGAAACCATTCTCAGACATCCAATATGCAGCACCATCTACTTCTACGGAAGCATTCATTCCTATTAATCCGCAGTTGGTACCTACTTGGTCAAAAGCAAATGTAAAAGGTGCACCTACAAAACGCATAGTGAATAAAGAAGTATCGGTCCAAATGTAAAGGGCATCACGACCTCTTAAAGCTCCAATGATTTTAGAACCATCGGCAAGTCTTTGTGTACCTGCGGTATTCGTTGCGGTTGGTGTGTAAGTATTAATATCCTCTTGAGAAGAGAATCGAATAAACATGTTATCTTGAGTTGTTGTATCTCCAATAGTAGTTTCAGTTCCGAAGAACACTAAGTGACGATCGGGTGTGGAAACTAGTACATCTCTTGAAGCAGTCGGTGCTCCACTAATAGCTGTTGCTCGAACAGCTGTAGCATTTGAAGTTGCGGAATCCCATTCGAAGCAGCTTCCGTTTACAATTAAAGCAATTAATTTAGTTCCATAGTTATCTAGGCTCCATAAGCCTGGTGAAATTACAAAGTCTCCAGAAGCTGCTGAACCCCAACCTACATAATCAGTCGTGTTGGTTACGGTTGCTCCATCTGAGTGAGCTGCCCGAGTGGTGTTTCTAACGGCTCTGGTAATACCAGTTAAATCATTTCCTGAAACTCCAGTATATGAAATTTCTTCGGTCCCTACTTGAATATAAGATGTTCCTGAAGATGGGAATCCTGTAGCATCTGCTAGGGTAATTGAAGTTCCTGATCCTCCAGTCCCATATACATTATCTCCTAAAGCTCCATCTAAAGTTGTTGTAAGTTCCCCAGATACAGTTCCTCCATATTGACCAATTCCAAAACCATACCCTCCTAATTGTTGAGCAGGTCCTACATGATAATATCTATAATAAGTAATGCCACCAGAAGTACTTGCTCCTGATCCTGTTTCATTACTTGGCATTTCAATCGTGAGAGTAGTGGAACTAGGAACGGTAGCCACCATAAATTTTTTATCACAAAAATCTGAAGCTCCAAAATCAGAATCTGTTATAGCAGTAAAGGTACTCGTAGCTCCGAATAAAATAATATCCCCTACCACAAAACCATGAGACCCACTAAATGTAAGAGTTACAGTTGCATCTCCATTAGTTGTGCTGAATGCATTAGTAATGGCTGTACCTGATGGGTTAACTAAAGGGTGAATATCATAAAACACACCACCAGAATAAACATATAAAATTCGATTGGTTCCAAGGGCCGCGTATTTAATTCCAGTATTATCAACAAAATGGTGTAAGGCTCGGACAGGTCCAGTTAAATAATCGTCTCCTAATTGAGCCCACCCACCAATTTTTTCAGGGGTGGAATATCTAAAACGTACATTATCCCCTGCAACCCACTGTCCTTCAGCGGTTGTGGGTGTAACTTGTTTGTTGAAACCAGGTAAAAAGCCTATCTTTTGTAGCATAAAAATCTCTTTGATTATGATTATACTAGAATGAGTTGAAGATCAATATGATTGTAAGTAGGCGTAGAAGACCTTTGTGGTGGAAAGAACCCCCCACGCCAGTCTTAAATATAGCTTATTTCTTATTAGAAGGCAACTTAAAATTTTTAAACCATGCCGGAAGTCCTAAAAAAGGGCGCTTATCATAAAGATTATCTTTAGCGGTTTTTTTAGTTTGGTCATTATAATGTAAGAATACTTGACCACAATCCTTACCTACAAACGCATCACGCCAGTGTTCAACTTCACAGCCTTGATAAATTAACATGTCCCCGGGTTTTAAATCAACTTTGATGCCTGCCATTCCAGTTTTACCTGAAGGCTCCAGATAAATGGGCCAAGGATCTCCTCCTAAATTTAACGTCGTGGAGACTTCACAGGAATAACGGTCCTTGTGTCGGTGTAATACATCTCCTGTCTTATAAATTCTTGCATAGGCGTAAGTTTCCTGTAGCTTATAGCCTGTTTCTTTTTCCATTTTTTGTCTTAAACCTTGAAGTAAAGTCTCCATAACTAAATCTCCATAATGAGAATAGGTATTAGGAACTTGTTCATCATTCCATACTCCCCACTCTCCAGCAAAAGGAGAAACCCATCTAGTATCAAAAAAGAATCGCGCCACTCTTCTTTTATTAAGAAAATAAGTGTAACAAAATTTTGCCAACTCAGGGGGGATAGCCTTTTTTAAAACTTTATATTTTGATTTTTTGAATGACATGTTTCTCTTTCATTAGTTGTTTCTTTTTTTGTTCAATAAGAACTTCCACAAAATCAGTAGGGAGTTTTGTAGGGTGTTGACCTAAAACAGTTTTAATATAAGCGTTCTGCGTAGCTTGGGGCATGTGTATTATTTTATTTTTTCTTGTCATTTTTTTTAGCCTCCTCTTGTTTTTGTAACCAGGTCGGTTGTCCAGGTTTTCCTAAAGGTCCATTAGGTATCGCTTGTATATTAAAATGAATAAAACGAAAAGGTTCGTATCCATTATCTACACTATACATATGAGGTAAATAAGAATT